CTTTCCAACTGCCTTTTGCAGTTCTATAATTGTCTGCGTCCATGTCAAAATAAGTCATTAGCTTTGCACCTTGTTTGCTAGTCCAATATCTGCATTTGTCAGTCCACTTGCCTTGTCTTGTTATGTGTTTTTTATCTTTGTTAGAATAATAAGTTATTCTAAATTGTGTGTTGTTTTCCATATTGTGTCCTTTCTTCTGTATATGGGTTATCCTATCATAAGTAGGATAACCCTGTCAAGTCTAATTTAGACTTTCTTCGTATTGTTTTCTAGCCAATATCTTCGCCTCTCTTGATTGATTTTTATTCTTCATACCTTTAATCATACTAGCCAAATTACTAGGATTGTAGATTGTCAATCCTGTTGAGTTAGTTTTAATTAATTCTGCCTCATCAACATTGATACCTAATTCGGTTGCAAGTTCTATGCCCTCAGATAAATAACGATATGCTTTTAATCCAATTTTTAATTGGTCGCATTGTTTAGTTATACTATCAATCCAAGTTTGATGTTTAGATACTAGATTGCCTTTTGCAATTCTCCAAGTTTCAAATTGCTCATACTCATTTTTAGTACAGGCTATTGCTCTTGAACGACAGTAAGATGTTCCAATAACATCAAGAAAGTATTGATTGTCAAATTCTTTTGCCATACCAATATTCTGAGTATCATTATAACCATTACTATATCCTAGTGCTTTCATACACTCGTCAACATGTTTTGTTTTGTGTGGGTTATCTTTGTTTTCGTTTTGTTGTGCAAAGATATCTGGGTTGCAATCTTTTGCTTTTAGTTCTTCTCTAAAATATGCAACTGCAAATTTCTTTCCGTCATCACTACTATACTCACTACCATTTAGATTACCAAACAAACCAAAATCAAAGTGTGATTTAGTTTCTTTAATATCGCCCTCGTCATCTAAATCTTCATTGTGTGCAAAGTAAAAACATTTATCTTTTGCAACAACATCACAAGGTTGTCCATATTTCTTTTTGAAAGTTCTTAATGTTGCAACATCTTCAACAGGATAAGACCTCTCAACAACTTGTTTGGCTAATTGACTTGCCATAACATATTTTTCATTAACCCATTCTCTTGATTGAAGAAATGCCTCTTTCTCTTGCGTGTCCTCATTCTCAAAGACATCTTTTATTTTATTAAAGAGTTTATTTCTTAACTCGGTGTTCATTCTTATTTTTGACATTGTGTCCTTTCTATTTTTATTTATTTGCATTTAATTTGTTTTAGCACTTGACAATTAATCTGTCAAGTATTATATAGGAGAAGATTAGTCATTATTGACTGTGAGAATTAACACTATAACATGGTGGACGCTTAAGGGATCCCCGAATGTTGACTGAAAGATAGGGCGTCAACTCCCCACGTAGCATAGTGACTAGTCATTATTTGCTGGACTCTATTAGTGGTCACTTCGCATGCGAAAACAATGTGATCGTGAAGAGAGTCCTGCTAATGATAAACAACCGACCCATGTCACGCCTTTGGCGGTCCTCTGATAGGTGGAGTTTTGCCGGCTGTGCTGGGTTCCCTGATCAGGAAGCGCGGCCGGTTATATGAAAAAAGCTTCAAGCCGCAAGCCGCAAGCAACGCTTGACAGCTGCTGCTGGATATAGTAGGATGTATTTAGAAAGGAATAATTATGAAAATGAAACCAATGTCAGAAGTACTTGAAGAAAGAGACCCGATGATAAGAATAGCAGAAGCTCTAGAAGAGGTCCTTAGACTGGTAAAGAAGGACCAGGAAGATACTAAGAAGAGATGGGAGAAAGAGGACAATGAATAAGTATACAGTTGCTGAGATACTTGAAACCTGGGAGGACCTTTACGGTGAAGACATGACCGTAGAGTATCCGGGCTTCATTGATAAATTAATAGAAGATAAAATTAAAGATAAATGGGACAGAGATGGTGAAAAGAAGTAGTGAGAGTCCAGTGGTTTTAATAAACCACTGGCGCTGGCTCGTGGACAACGGATATACGAAGGAAGCCGCAAGCTGCAAGCGTCAAGCCGCAAGCTTGACAAGACAGCATTACAATGATATTAAATCCTATAAAATACAGGAGAATAAAAAATGAAAGTAAAAGACGCAAAAGAAATAACAGGCAGCCTGACCCGTACAAGTAAAATGCCAGGCCTTAGTTACAGCTTGCCAGCTTGGGAATGCAAAACAGGTTCTAAGCTTAGGAAGGTTAAGGGCTCAGTGTGCGCCAGCTGTTACGCGCTCAAAGGTAATTACACAAGATACAAAGCTATTAAAGCAGCTCAATATGTAAGACTCAAAGCAATTGAAGACAGCCGCTGGATTGAAGCAATGACTGCTCAGGTGAAACGGTCGACTTATTTTAGATGGCACGATGCAGGAGACGTCCAGTCCCTGGACCATCTTAAAAAAATTTATGAAGTGTGCAGGTTAACCCCTGACACTAAACACTGGATGCCAACCCGTGAAGCATGGATCAAGGACCACCTGGACAGCAAGCCTAACAATCTTGTTATCAGGTTCTCCCCTCCAATGATTGGACAGAGAAACGATTCCTGGCCTAACTCTTCAATGGTGGTGACTGAAGGCGCCAGCTGTCCCGCTCCATCTCAGGGCAACAGCTGCGGCGACTGTCGAGCATGTTGGGATCCTGCAGTTAAAGTTGTATCATATGGAAAGCATTAAAGAATTCCCGCGTGGAATAAATTCGGATCAGGTCATTAGCGGAGCGAGCGCGACGGCGCGAGTGCAGCGTGCATCCTGGTCCGGGCCTCAAGCTACAAGCTTCAAGCACCAAGCATCAAGCTTTCGAACCAACCTGGTTGAGCAGCAAGCCACAAGCATCTAAGCCGCAAGCATCGGCTTCAAGCGCCAAGCCACAAGCTGCAAGCTCCCTGATCCTAGAACCATGGTACATGGATATTGGAGAAGTATTAGAGGGCAAAGGACCGAGGGTCTTTGCTATGATAAATGTATTGTCAGGATGACGAGAATGGAAGGCAATTTGATGGGGTGAGAATCTAAGTTTTTTACTTTTCGTTACCTTTAACTCTACAGTGCAAAAGTGCCCAGAAGTATTATAGACCAATAGATCAGGAGTCCCAAGTAAGCTACTGTTTTCAATTCGAATGAAAGAAAACTCTTTAAGATTTCTTTTGATTTGTTGATAAAATTTTGCCTCTGGACCCATGTCGTTATCGAGGTAATTACCTCATGCATTACATGCCTGAAGTACGCAATTTATCCGGTAAAATTATACTAGATGCCTCAGCTGTTTTCATTACAAGACGGTGAGATTGGTGATTACCAACTGCTCCTAATATAGTTTGACTGTTCTCGTGTACTTCCATTTTTTTAATTTCGTGTAGTTGTCCTTTTATTTCTACATAGATAACAGCATCACTAACAGCGTTGCCTTGTCTTGTGCCTGCCTTATTACTAGCGGTAAAAGTAGAAAGGAATTCTTGTAAATCTCTTACTCTCATTTTTTGTTCTCCGCAACAAGTCTTTTAATTTCTTGTTCTAATTCTGCAATTATTCTAACTTGATCAACAAGTTTAGCACTTAGGTCTTCAATAACTTTTTTATAACCGTTTGCTAAATTTTCTGTATTAATCCATTCGGATTCTTTTTGTTTGTATTTCCAAAGTTCTTTCTTGTGTTGCTCTATTATAAAAGTTAGATCTAATGAACCTCTATCTTCTTTTGGATCTACCTTACTTTCATTTTCATGTGTCATATCTTCTCCATGTTCTTTCAATTTAGTATATGTACGCTTATCTTTCATACCTTGACTTTATAGGACGATTACCTTAAAAAGTCAATATGGGAGTTCCTAAAAGATTGACAGAAATGCAAAAAAGATTTGCTGAGTATTTGATATTTGGTGGACCAGATGGGCCATTATCTAAATCAGAAGCAGCAGAGCTAGCAGGCTATTCACCAAAAAGATCACGTGTTGAAGGTAGTGAGTTAACCAACCCAAGACTATCACCACTGGTAGTACAATACATCGGTAAACTACAAGACGAACGATTACAAAAACATGAAGTTAGTTATTCAAAACATATAGCTGAGTTAGATAGAATCAAA